TTTGTTACTGCGAATCTAAATTACTTTTTCTGAATATTCCAAATTTTTAGGCATAAAAAAAGGGGAAAATTGAAATTTTCCCCGAAAACACCTCTATTTATATGAACCTATAAACTATTTTAAGAACAATTCACGTTCTAATTTTCTCCTATTTGTTAATCCTTTTACTTCTTTTCCTTGCACCTTATTCCATCTTAAAAACTGATCAGCAACCAGTTTTTTATCAGCACCTGAATTTAACAACCTTAACAATGTGCTGGAAGCAAAAGCACCAGTTCCAATATTATAAGCAAGGCTTACCATAGCTGCTTTCATATTTTCAGTAACTGGAACCTTAATAAGTGCCTTAATTTTATTTTCACGTTCAGCAACATCCATTTTTAACCACCTTTCAGCAGTTGCAAGATCTATTTTATCACCTTGCTTTATTGCTTGTCCTGTATCTTTGTTAATCGTGGCACCAAATCCAATTGTCCAAATGCCCCCTGTATCAGGGTAGCTGGTCAGTTCAAGACCTTCAAACTTTTTAATGATATTTAATGCACTCAATTTTTTTCCGAATAATAAGATCAGTAAAACGGCTAACCCAATATATATTTTTTTCTTATTGGACATCACTATCTTTTGCCAATAGTCCAGTAATGGCAGCAGCAATACCAGCAATAATTGTTACCCAGTTATTTTGCTGAATTCCATCCAAGATAAGGGAACCACCAGCAATAGATCCAAAAAATGACGTTTTAATATTCTTTAGTATTCTTTTCATTTTACTTTTTTTTAAGTTGTTTAATACCAACTAAAATTGAAATTGCACAGGAAATTGTACTGGCACCAAGAAAAACAATGTTTGCTAATTCAGATATATTCTGAACCCCCAACAGGGAAAACAGGATAGTGCTAAATGTGGCAATATATGTTGGATCAGTTTGTGTCTGCATTTTTATCCTGTTCATCATTAAATTTTTCAGCTATCAGATTAAATGCACCAATAGCAGTGTAAGCATCATCCATTTTAGCAAATAATCCTTTTTCAACTGCTTTATCCAAAATAGCTTTAATTACTCCTAATGCTTGTTTTTCGTTCATTTGTCAAATTTTAAATTGTTATGAAATCAAAATTAAATTAAGTTGTTCAGCTGCCCAATTATAAATCCAAGTATTGGGATCAGTTTGTGCCAACCAATCATTATAATCTGAACCATTTATAGTCAAATCACCAGTAATTAATGTTTGACTTGTTTGTTCTTCTGGTATTGTTCCAATTAATTCAATTAATTGATATGTAAATGATGCCGTATCAATTAAATTGTTACCTGAATTATAAAGAGAAAAAACATTTGCTTCTCTTTCTTCTCCTTGATACCATGTTGCAATAGGTTGTATTTGTGCCATATTAGTATATATTATAAAATGTGTTAATGTTTGTGTTAATATCGGATAAATTAGAACTATTGTTGAAAGAATATAAAATAATTTCTTGTCCAAAACCACTAGAAAATAATGGATTTCTACCGATTGTAAACAATGCACTTAAAAAAACAGTTCCTGAAATTGTTGTAGTTATTGGACTAGGCAATAAAACATTATTTTTATATTGAAAAATAGTTGATGAATTTGAATTATAACCAGACATTAAAATTTGATCTGATGTTATGTCAACTAAAGTACTTCCATAAAATGCTGTATTTGTTTCAAAATAATATCTATTGTCGCTAAATTGATAATGAGAAATTCCACCACCATAAGGAAAAAAACTTACACCAGAACTAGATCTTTTTATAACAGAAAAAGTAGTTCTTAATGTGAAATCTGTAGTTGTAAAAGATAAAAAATCTGTATTATCAACTTGCAAACTAGGTTTTCCATTTATAGTTATTACAACTCCGGCAGTTACTATTTTTGGCTGATTTGCTAATGTATTTTGAATTGCATCTTTTGAATTTCCTGATTGGTCATACCATATAGAAACAAAACCATCACTAACACCACAAAAAGTTAATAAACTTGTGGTATCTATTACATTATTACTAAATCCAATATTTAAGGTTGTGTTATCACTTGATCTTCTTACTTGTATACAACTACCAGAATATCCGTTCCTTAATTTTCTTAAAGAATATGCTGCAGTAGCATTTGGATAATCATCCAACAATCCGACAAAATTACTAGTTGCAGCAGCAGTTAATATTCCAATAGGTATCATAAAAGTTAAGGTAAAGTTTTAAGCTGTAAGATTACCAAAGCAATACCATTCGTTAGTACCAATTTTCAAAAGTGTAACAGCAACATATTGTGAAGCAATTTTTAAATTTCCTGATGCACTCCTAATTGTAACCCCACCAGTTGCAACAATAGTAGTTTGTCCAGCACCATATTGAGAAACTTCAATTTGTGTTCCTATTTCAAAAGCTACTGAAGAATCTAAAGGTATTGTCAAATTGTTTGCAGTAGCAACATTCATTTCAACTAATTTGCTACGATCCGATAAAACTAATGTATATGATGCAGTTTGTCGGTTGTATTTGTATGTATTGATCAATTTACCAGCAAAATAGTTATCATCACTTAATCCAGCTTGATAAACTCCCCACCTATTTGTAAACGTAAACCCAGCACCATAATCATCAAGGGGATTAATTAAATGACTATAAGCATTGGTTATTGTCAAAGTTCTGGTTGATCCTGATTCCCTAAAGAATCCTAAATTTTGACTTATTGCTGCGTGGGATATTGTTCCGTTATGACTACCAATAAATTGAATTTGATTTTGAACACCAGTCATTGCCCTGATTCCTGGTGCAGTGGATTGAGTCATTGTTATAGTATGACCACCTGAACCAAAATCAATTTTATTTACGTTTACCATTGCACTGGCTAGGTTTGCCTGTGCAAAAGTTGCGTTTCCTAAAAAGTTTTGAGCATTTATAGCACCATTGGCAGAATAAACATTTCCAATATTGCTGGAAGAAAAACCAGCAGCAAAAGACAAAGCATTGCTTCCTAAAACGGAAAAACTTGATGCCCCTGTTGAAGCAGTTAAAGATGAAAAGAAAGTAGTTTGCGGATTAATAACTAATTGGAACCCACCAGAAGAAATTGTTCTTGTTCCAGTCAAAGTACCATCACCAGTGTAAATTGTTGCACCACCACCAGCACTTGAAATTTGATCCCAAGCAGTTCCAGTATCTCTAAAAATGCCATAAGGACTATCAGTAGCAATAAAGATTCTGCCCACAATACCAGCAGCTGGTCTGTTTGCAGTCAGATCAGAATTGAACATTGGAGTCCCTTTCTGATTCAGTATAGAGAGATCCAATACAATCATTAGATATATAATTTACGGATTACAATAAGTTGATTTCCTGTATTAATTGGAGTTGCAAAAGCTAATTGATATTGAGTTGTATCAATTTCACCCCTGTTTCCCGAAATACGCAAAGATTGATTTGGTTGCAAAGGAACATCAGCAATTACCAGTGCAGTAGTACCATTGTTAATAAAAGTAATTTCATTACATTCTGATCCAATATTGGCAGTTGTATAAAATACTTTTGTTTCAACATAATACTTTTGAAAAGCCTGTCCAGTTGATTTGGAAACACTATTTTCCTGTTCATACCTTGCACGATCAGACCTTTGTTTATTATATGCCAATTTCAACTTATCGGCTGAAATTTCATCCTGAATATTAATTTGTAAATGTTTTGGATTCATTTTATTAAATTTTAGCACATATCAGGAAATTGACCAATTTTAGTTGATCGTTTAGCTGCTTTTTTTTGTTTAGCAGTAGCAACTGCCTTTTTTACCACTGGTGCCACCTTTTTAACTGCCTTGCTTACTTTTTGAAGCAAAGAAGGTTTGGCAAATTGTTCAGAAGTAATTTTTTCAGGTGCTGGAACCTCTATTTTATATGATGCCTTTTTTTTCATTGATAGCAACAAAATTGCACCACCAGCAAGAAGTATATACATTAACCCTTTGTTTTTCATTTTCTTGATTTTATATAAGTTGCTACCAAATATGCACCTATTCCATATATCAGTATCCACTTACCATATTTTTCAATATAGAAAGGAACTGATCCCTTTTCCTGTTTTTCTACTTTTTCAACCTCTTTTTTTTGCTGCTCAACCGCCTGTTTAACATCACCAGTGAATTTAAAACTATCAGCAGTGTGAAGAATAAAATAAGGTTTATTGTTAAAATCAATAAACTGCCAATAAACATTACCACCACGTTGAATATAAGAATAAACTTGTCCAACTGGAGATCCTTTTACAATGGTTCCAATTTTCACCAATGCAGAATTTAACCTTGTCAAATCTTTTTTGGCAAATAGTGTTTTTCCTATAATCTTGTCAGCAGTTATTTCAGGCATATCTTATTTTCTTAACATTTTCAAAAGAAAGTTGAATTGCATTTTATCAGTTTCTGCCATTTCACTAAGTAATTCAAGATCACTTGCTAACTGGTCATCAACCAATTTAAGCCTTTCAACGGCTTCATAAATACGTTCTTCGTTGTCTATTTCAGTTTCATTTGCCATTGTTTCAGGTTTTTCAATTCCAGCAACGTGCGTTACTTTTTGAGTAGGTGCAAAAATGCTGGAAAGTTGTGAAAGAATCATTGTCTGAATTTGTGGAGATTTCATAAAACCAGCCAGTAAATTTTCTTCTTCAGGTTCTTCTTCTTCATCTTCTTCCATTTCTTGCTGCATTTTTAGTGCAGCAATTTCAGAACGCAAAGCATTAATTTCAGTCATCAAATTAGGGTTATATCCCCCCATTTGCTGATATGGCATAATACTTTGTGTTTTGTTCAGTTGGAAAGTTATGGAATTAAGAACTTCTGTTTTTTTACCTTTATTGCCCAAAATTTGAAGCAAGTAAACATTTGTATTGTCAGGATTGGAAAGGACTGAAGCAAGTGCTTCTTGCAGTTTTTCCCTACCTAAAACCTTGTCAGATCCAGTGTAAGTAAAACGGCAATAAGATTGATCAGGTTTATGACCAGCATAAACACTATATCCAGCTTCATCATATTGATCATAATAATTCAATATATCTTCAGCATTGTGTAGTTCAGGTTTCCAAGTTGCCATATACAAATATTTAAAGGTGAAGGAAAAGTGAATTTATTAGGCATAATATACACCAAAACATACACTGAAATTAGATCCACTAATGGAACTATATGCAGTAGGAGTTTGGAT